TGTTACATATGACCAGCAAGAACCAAGAGCAAACTTAGATGTTGTTGGTAATGCGTTTATTAGTGGTAAAGCAATCAATGATTACCTTAATAACCCAACTACAAGTAAAGTTGAAACTAATTTAGATGAAGCATTCTTAGTTGGTGGATCTTCTGATTCTCCACAATCTAATGCATTATTCAGAGTTTCTACTGAAGACACTAGAGTTGGTATTAATGTTAGCAGAAGTCAACTGACTGATACATTGACTGTTCAAGGTACAGTTAGAATGCTTGGATCTGGTGCTAATCTAGACATTGATGGTGATCTCAACATTGATGGCGGTGATATTACAACTAATTCAAACACATTCAATGTATTACAAGCAAATGCACTCACAGTCAATGCGTTTGGTTCTGCAACTACATTACATATTGGTGATCTAGCGGTCAACGCACAGTCAATTAGTATTGGAACTAATGTTACTGCATCTACAATATTCGATCTTCATACCAGTTCGACTGATTCTACAGTCAATATTGGAACTGTTGCTGATGGTCTTACAAATAGATCTGTTATTACAATCGGTGGTGCGTTTAGCAATACTGCTAACTCAACACTAACAGTTAAGAATGCTCAGACTATCTTAGATGGTGATTTAGATATCAATGGTGGAGATGTTCAGTCTGATGCCGCAACAATTAATCTCTTTACAAGAGGTGGTGCTGGTACTACAGTTAACTTTGCTACTAGAGCATCACAATTTAGTATTGGTGGTGTTGCTGGTTCAACAACTATTAGAAACTCACTCAAAGTCAATGGTGATACCGATATGTTCGGTGATGTTACCATGCATGGTGGATCTAATAGTGGTACAGTTACTGTTTCTAGAGGAAAATTTGGTACAAGTAAGATTGCTCATGCTAAGGGTTCTCTTTCTAACCTTAATGTTGATTTCTATGAGTTCATTAATGATATTGATGGTATAGAAATTATCAGTGCATTGAATACAGTTAACGGTACATTCTCTGTTCCTGATAACTATTTCATTGATGGTAACACTGTAAGATTCTCAGATACTACTGGATTATCAAACAACGTTGATACTACAACAACATACTTTATTGTTAATTCAACTGGTCTCGCTGGTGGTACATTCCAAATCGCGGCTACTGAAGGTGGTACACCAATCGTTGTTTCTGGTACTCCTGGAACTGCAACTGGTATCACATTACAGAACACTCTAGTTGATACTGGATCTGGTACTACAACATGGACTGGAAACCCAGTTGATGCTGCATACACTAATCTACCTGTTAATAACATAGAAGGTATTGAGATTGGTGACGTTCTTCTCATCAACAATGAGTTAGTTCAAGTTGTATCCCCAGGTGCTGATGCTACAACTAGACTTGTTAAAGTTACTAGAGGTTTTGATTGCACAACTGTTGCACAACATAATGATAACACTCCTATCTACAAACTTGGTAAGTCTGCAGCTGCAACTCATCTAATCGGTAGAGTACCACAAAATAGCAATACTATTGCTATACAACAAGTTGTTGATGTAACTGATACAATTGAAGTTCAAATTGGTGAACTAGAAGAAGGTGATGTAATTACATTTGGTCAAGTTGGTAGTATAACTGGTGTAGACACAAGTACAACATACTTTGTTGTTAATGCAGTTGATGATACTCCTAACAGTATTACTAGATTTAATGTTTCTCTTGACCCAGGAGGTGCAGCTTTACCTCTTGCAGGAACTGCAGGTAGTGCAAGTATTACATTTAGTGATATTCTTGTCGCACTGTCTGAATTTGGTGGACAATTTAAAGTTAACGACTATCTAAGAATAAGTGGTGGTTCTTCTTGCCCATCTGGTGAATTTGTACAAATTACTGCAGTTAACGATACTAACTCTGAGAAGTTTATCGTTAACAATGGTATCAATCAAGATAGATTTGTTATTGATTCTGTGTTTGGTGGTGTTGATTCTACAATACTTGGTACTCAAGACTTTACAGTTAACCTTACATCTGATGCCGCTACTGCTCCAACTGATACTCAGTTTAAGATTGTAAATGGTCAACCTATCGCTAATACAAGACTCACAGTTAATAGTGATGGTGAATTAAATGTTGTTGGTTCTGGTACTGAAACCAATCCAAAAGCAAGAATTGATAAGTCTGGTAATCAGTGGTTAGCAGGTAATTTAAGAATCACTCTACAGGGTGATAAAGTTCCATCTGTAGATGATGCAGAGATGGCGTTATATGTTAACTCTACATCTGGTGATACTGAGATTGCTGGTTCTCTATCAATAGACAACGACTTTAATGTATTCAGTGGAACAACTGGTGTTCAGTTTGGTGCTGCTTCTACATCTAAATTCCAAGTTGATGCAGCGACTGGTGATACAAGAATCGGTGTTGATGGTTCTGCACTAGGTGATGGTGATCTAACGGTCAATGGTGGACATGTTAACATTGTTAGCACATCTACTACAACACCAAGTGCTACAGATTACGCTCTCAATATTACCAATCTTGGTAACAGTGCAGATAGAAACTTTAGGATACGTCAAGATGCTTCGATTGATGCATTTGGTAACACTAACTTCTATAACAGAAATGGTGGTCGCAGATGGGACTTCATCAATGCTGATACAACATTAAATAGTGGTAGAAACTACATTGTTGCGGTAGCAGCGACTACTGTTCTAACTCTACCAAGTGATGCTGAGACAGGAGATATGATTAGATTCGTTGAAGTTTCTGGAGCATTATCCTATCAAACTTCACTAATCATTCGTGCTCCTCAGAGTGTACCTATCATGGGTGATAGCACTGGAACTAATGCAGGTGGTCTTGCTACTGCATATGCTGGTGGTGAAATGATAGTTCAAACCAGAAATGCTGGATTTGGATTAGTTTATATGGGTGCTAACGACGGTGGTGGAGCAGTTATTCCTCCAGCATTCCGTGGTTGGTGGTTAACAGAGATCTAATTACATGGCTTCTAATTACGAAACACAAAGAAAAATGCGTGCTGCTCAAGTCGGCACCATTATGCCTTGGGTGGGAGATAATGCTTCTAAACCTGATGGGTGGTTAGAATGTAATGGACAAACAATAGAAGCAACTGATTATCCTATTCTTGCCTCAGTTATTGGTAACACATATGGTCCTTCTAATGGACTTAATAATAGAACATATCCTAATTACTTACTTGGTGATCAGTTTAGATTGCCTGCACTAAACGGTAGAGTTTTGACTGATTATGAGTCAAGTTTAGTTAACGTAACTAATCTACAGATGGGACAAACATATCCCAGCGGTGCGGTTGGTGGTTTAATTATTCTTGAGGGTGAAACTGATATTACTCGTACATCACAAACTGTTAACATAACTAGTAATACTACTCAATTAGTTCTTGGAACTGGTGTAACAGGTGTAGCATTACAACTAACAGTTGACTGTGATATTAATGGACGTGTTGCTGTATCAAATATTGTTAATAAAGGTAGTGGATTTGCTACAGGAAATAAATTAACAATTCCAGCATCTGTATTCAGTGGAAATGATGATATTGTTCTTCAAGTTGCATGGGTATTACCTTCTGTTGCTGATGTACTTACACCAACAGGAGCAGGAACAACACAGTTAATTGATGGTGACGGATCTACAGTCTCTCCACCAACAGCATTAAGTGCTACTGCTGATTTGAATTTTGTTGTGACTGATTCTCAGAACATGACTGCACAGATTAGAAACTTTAGTGTTAATCCTCCTGTATATTTCAAGAGTTACTATACTGTTCCTAGGAAGTTAAGTAAAGATCATATGCCTTCCCATAGACACGCAGGACCTGATGGTACAGCGGGTGGATATAGTCGTGCTGATGCTGACGCAGGTTTTGTTGAGGGATTTCAATGCCCTGGAATTGTGGGTGCAGTTGAATCTAATCAAAAACAAAAACGATTAGATGTGGGTGCTGGTGGTGATATTGATACTGTTGACCCTGGTGTTCTTTTGGTTACATATTATCAAGAAGGTGTTACCACAGTAACTAACTTCCAACCAGTAAAAAATAATGTTGCTAGTGTTGGTACACAGATTCCAATGCCTTGTTGGACTGGTCCTATTCCTAGAGCATTGAACGGCACATATCCTAACGAATGTAACTATCGTGAATCTTCTCAGTCAGGATTCATGACTAATAAAAAGAACTGGTATGGTAGTCAGACTGCTGATCAAATTAATCAATCAACTGGTGTATCTCAGACATATCCAACTACATTAAATCATCTTAAAGAGGATATGACTGGAAACAGTACAATCAATTCACACAACCATTATTCATTTGAAGTTGTTATGAATGCTGGTTATGTTAGACCTCCTACAATTGTTCCAGTTGATACTATTCAAGTTCAAAGTAATTTAACTGGATCACCAACTAACATAGGTGTGCAAAATATCCCGTCAGCACTAAATATTAACGTGGATATTAAAACTCCCGCATTGTCTATGATGTACCTAATTAGAGCATACTGATGAAGTTTTTAACACGAGAAAGATCAAAATTGGGGTCTGCTCCTGGGACTATCATTCAGTGGTCTCTACCTATTCAAGACGGTGATCCAGATGGTTCTACAAATGTCGTAGATTTACCAGCAGGATATCTTAAATGTGATGGTGCAATCTATTCAGAAAGACAATATCCTGAGTTAGCACGTATTCTTGGTACAGGTGCTGCAAGCATCTATAAAAAAACAGATGTAACACTTTTAGATGATCAGTTTCAAGTTCCAGATATGGGATCTAAACATATTGAAGCATCTGTTAATGCTAACGTTGGTACATATAGAAATATTGAAAAAATTACTGCTAATGCTACTATTCAAAAAGCAGGTGTTGGTGTAGAAATTACATCAAACGTAGGTAATTCAGCAAACGTTGGATTCAATGGTGTGTTTACCGTACCTCAACAAAATTTTACTCTAAATGGTAATGTAGGGTGGACCGTACCAACAAATACAGAGAGCGAACAAGTTAGTGATCAGATGATCGGTCCTCATATGCATTATTCATCTACTGCTCGTGTGACTGTTAAAGAAGATCCTGGGTCTCCTGCAGGAGCTTATGGAAATACATCTAGACCATATTATTTAAGACCTGCTGATGTAACAACCTCTACTCCAGACTGCCCTGGTGTTTACGTAGCGTACTATCAACAGACTATACAAGGAGGTGGTGGACCAAATAATTGTAATGCTGGATGTGGTGGATTTGCTTCTTACTTTATTGGTACATATGGTGGTGCTGCTTCAAACTGGACAGCAAATAAAACTATTACAACTAAAACTGTTACCAGTTGGCCAAACAATGCTACTGTAAATGTTGGTAATCTAAGACCATATGATGTTATAGCAAATGATGGTAGTTATGCATACCCACTTTGTAGAAATACTGAGGAAATAGTATCGTCTCCCCCAGGAACTGATACAGTAAACCAAACTATACACTCTCATAGAATTGAGAAAGAAATTGGTGATACTAATTTCACCGCTACAACTAATGTAGAAACTATTAGACCTGATGGGTTACAAGCAAATGTAAATATAAGAACAGATACTGATACAAAGTTTGATGATATCGTATCTCCCTACATTGTTATGGAATTCCTAATCAAATATTAACATGGTAGTAAGATTAGAACACAAATATAATCACCATTACAGTGATATGCATGACGATAGTGGAATACCTATCGGAACTATCATGTGTGTCTTTGTAGATACAAATGGAAATGGTCCTAGTGCAGTCGCTAACAATTATCCTGGCTGGTTATACTGTGATGGAGCACAACACAGTGTTAATGATTATCCAATGTTATATGATATAATTGGAGATAAGTATGGTGGT